GCCGCAGCAGTCGCAAACAGGGTTGTCGGTGGTGCCGAGCACTTTGTATTGCTGACCCTTGACGATTTGCTTAGCCATCACTCATCTCCTTCGGTTCGCCCTGCGGGCTCGGTTGCGATGGAGTTCATAATAGCACCGCTAGTTTGCGTGCGCAATAGCTTTGCTAGTTCATGCAGATATTTTTTTGCTGAGGTGTGGTTGGCCGAACACTGCTAATGTGCCGACCTGATGTCAGAACGAAAAAAAGCCCGCTTGTAGCGGGCATGCGGGGAGGTCGTATGAGTTAAGAGGTTTCGTTCTTGGATCAGACTTAAGGACGAGTAGGAAGGGGAATTGATAGACGTCAACAATAATCAAGGAGCATGTTCATCAAAAAACTTTTTAACTTCGGCAACTGCGTCGAGGCTTTCCTCCCTACTAAGCTGTGTTTGAATATGATCAAGCCTTCTATTAGTGGCTTCAACATTTTCGATCAATGACTTCATCGAGAAATTAACATCTCCAATACGAGTTGCCATTTTATCTAGTGCAGATCGACAACCTCTTAACTCCACATAAATAGCGCCTAGCAATGCGCAAACAGAGATAACCGTCCACTCATTCATCTTCAATTTCTTCCTGGAATTTATTAGAAGTTGGTACGCACTATAATTACGTTTGTGTCGTTAGAATTTGCAACAATTTGCATTCGGTGATTTTGCAACATCAATTACAAACACCTACTAGATTTCTCCACTGTGTGGGTATACAGTAGTTGCAAACAAAAAATATTGTTACGACATTCCTGGAGACGACGCCTTGGAACAGCAACGGCAGATAGACCGCATGGCGACTGTCATGCGCATGTTGGATAGCATGAGCGACGACGGCCAGATCAACGCCCTGCTCGCCCTGGAGGCTCTATCGCGAGTCTTCCCTCGCCGGGCCCTGGTCAGTCTTCGACTGATCTCCGATAGCAGCGGAAAAGTTTGCGACGATAGCTAGTAATCCCTGCTGCTGAGCGTGAGAGCAAGACCGAAAGGCACTGAGTAGCCTTGCCTCCAAACTTGATACCCACTGCAACTGCTGTTCGTCCGAACTAGGCGCCAATTGCAGTGCTGGCTTGTCGTGCTCAAGCTTTGACGCATCGTCGATCTGCGCGGCCAATGTCGCACTAAAGTCCGATACCTTGACGTCTAGGCCCTTAGCGAACGCTACAGCCGCCTTGATATTCAACGGCCTATGCCCGTTTAGGTACTGCCAGACCATGCCCTGGCTGCCAATACCATACTTGGCGCCGAACTCCATTTGAGAGATCAGTTTTCCTTCGGCAACGGTCTCGGCTCTGGCTTCGAATAGACGGCGTAAGTTCCGTGCGTCCTCTACTTGCCATTCCTCTAAGGGCTTCTTCTCTTTCATCTTTGCAAGCATAGCGTTGTTATTAATACCATCAACGAGCAAAGCTACGAAGTTCGGCTAATAGCACTTGCACTGTCGAAATAGCTTTGCTAGTATCCAGGTATGAACCTTCCTACATACCTCCAGACTCCAGGCCTCAACAAGGCGGCATTCGCACGTGAGATTGGCGTCTCAAGCGCGATGCTGTACCAGTTCGAGAAGGGCATGCGCCCAGTCCCGCCAAAGTATGCCGCCGCTATCGAGGTCGCCACCGGTGGCCGTGTAACGCGCAAAGACCTATTCCCCACCGAGTGGCGCCGCATCTGGCCAGAACTTGAGCGCCGACGATCCGCACCCCAACCGCAGTAACCCCCTTTAGCAACAGAAGCACCAGAAGTCCCATCCTAGTAAACCCGCATCACCAAGGAGATTCACATGATTTACAACCCCGAAGCCCGCGACGACGTGATCGAAATTTGCGTCAACACCCGGGAGAAAAACGCCGCCAAAAAGCTTTGCAAGCTGCTCGGCATCGGCGTATCGACGTGGTATCGCAACCTAGGGAATGCCGAGCTTCAGCGGCATGGTATGCCCCCAGGGAAGCCGAAAGAAGCCGGTGGATGTCGGGGTGTAGGACGCCCGGCAAGCCGTGCAGGCGGCGCGAAAGGCGTCCGGAGAAATCTTTAACCGGGTCGATTTGTTTAAATTTTCGCAAGAACGGAGTAGGAGGAAATGCAATGCCAGCTCATGGAAAAGTGACTGCGCCTCACATTCAGAAAGAGATCGTTGATGAATACCTTTCTGGCGCTTCCGTAACGCAGATAGCTCAGAGACGTGGGGTGTCTTACACAACTGTGAGACATCTGCTGCTAGGTAAGGGTGTACTTCGCCATGCGGCTGATTTTCCTCTCAAACGTTTCGAGGCGAGCTTCGTTGTCACGCCTGGGTGCTCGTTATGGAATCGCCAACTCTATCCCAGCGGCTACGGCTGCTTCTTCGCCAACGGCCGTAAAAATCGTGCTCATCGTTTCTCGTATGAGGTCTACAAGGGCGAGATCCCCCAGGGGCTGCTTGTGCTGCACAGCTGCGATAACCCCCGCTGCGTGAACCCAGACCACCTTCGGGTTGGAACAAGTTATGACAACACTCAGGACAAGATTTCTAGAAACAGATGGAACCTCAAGAAAAGGGCCTCGACAAACCTTTAATGGCTTCCGTCTACGAGGGCAGGAGACAACCCCCAAATAGCCCGGCCACAAGCTGGGGAAAAAGGAACGAGCCTTGACAACTCAAACCGAAGAACCAGACATGACAAAGCTTCTATCAATGACTGAAAACGTGGTGATCTGCGATAACGCGTATGGAGACGCCCGCAAGACGGGCGCCGAGAACCGCGCATACGGCAAGCTCCACAAGAGCATTTGCGAGCTTGCGAAGGAAGCGAACAAGTTGCGCAAAGCCTTCATGCAGGAGGAGCGGTGATGGACGAATCAATCACCCGCGTCACGCCTGCTATGCATCAAGCACGCGGCGCAAGCTATTTCGACAGAGGCCTGAGCCTCGACGACCACGGCATGTCTCCAGAAGCACCCGCTGTCGCTGACTACAAGACCGGCTGGCTCAAGCGCCATTACGAGGTCGTCGTCGAAGGCCGTCAACTGCAGGTGAGCCCGCCATGACCACGCGCGTCTCATCCCCCAATAGCCTCACTGAGGCCATCGAGCGCCGCATTATCGAATCCGGCGCCGATGGTCTGACGTACAACATCGTCATGGACGAGATGAAGATCGGCCGCACCTGCGCCCGAGGCCATCTAACCATGCTCGAAGACCTTGGCCGGATCTACCGCGTGCGCCGCACCCAACCGGGCCGCTCCGCGATCTACTACACCTATCACGCCGCCGACGTCAAAGCCGCTCCTCTGCTGAGCGCTGACGAAATGTTCGACCGCAAGGCAGGCGCGACGCCACGTCGTCCCACGTTCCGTGTCTGGAAGCTCAACAACCATCGTGATCCTTTGGTGGCTGCCTTGTTCGGGCCGGCTTGCAAGGAGGCCGCATGAACCCCTCCGAAATCCGCTTCAAGGCCGTTGAATCGTCTCGTGGCTGCTCCGCTTGCCTGTTCTACGGCGAGTCCTACCGTTCGTGCGTGAACGCCTGCGACAAGGCCGTACAGCGTGGTCTGCCTGACTGCGACGACAAAGCCCCGAGCGGCAAATCGTACGTGTACGTGCTGGACGAGACAGACCCGCGTCAGATGGACCTGTTGGACAAGGAGCACTGACGTGGCGAACTCCTGGTTCCGTCTGTGGACAGACATGGTCAACGATCCTAAGTGGCGCACGATCGCACGCGTCTCTAAGCAGAAGGTCGGTGACGTCATCGCGGTGTACGTCCACATGATGACGATGGCCGCGAACGCAACCGAACGCGGACGAACGGAAGGATTCAACGATGAAGACGTTGCGACCGCACTCGACATCGACACCGAACAAGTCACGGCAATCCGTGAGGCCATGCAGGGCCGAGTTTTGGACGGAGACCGTCTTACAGGGTGGGAAAAACGTCAGCCTGTGCGTGAAGATGGTGCATCTGAGCGTGGAAAAGCCTTCCGTGAGCGTAAAAAAGCTGAAAAAGAACGCGACCGAACGCAAGCGAACGCAAACGAACGCCAGATAAGAGAAGAAGAGATAAGAGAAGAAGAAGTACGTGGCGAGCCCGCCACGTCACCCCTGCCGGCTTCGCCGTCTCGAATCGGGGAAATTTGCATCCTGCTCCGTCGTGCTGGAGTCAACACGAGTCCGGATGCTGTCAGCAAGGCCGAGTGGTCTGCGAACCCCAAGGTATCCGACGTCATTCTGGATGACGCTGTGGTCCTTGCGAAAAAGCGAAGTCCCCGGCAGATCACCCCTGCCTACCTCACGCCCATCATTGCCGACCTGTTGGCAAAGTTGGATGCCGCCCAATCTGCGCAACTCGTCGCCGGGAAGGACTACGTGTGATTGCGACCAACGCCCAGCCCATTTTGGCAGCCCGCCTACGTGGCTTCAAACCTGACGAGATGGTCATGGTCTCGCTGGTCGGCCAAATCCGAAGCAGCAACCAAACCGTGTACGCCGACCCTGGCCGCGATTACGAATGGCGTTGGGTACGCGGGCTGGACATCTGCGTCTGGATCGGTGACGAGCCGAACTGGGCGCGAACCCTGAAGGCGATTGCGATGTGCCGTCCGGACTACCTCGCCATCTGGCACCAAGGCCGCGAATGGGGCGCAAAGGTCTACCTGATTCCAACCGCAGCAGACGTTTCCAAGCCCGTCTGCATGTGGGAGTACGAACTCGACGTTCTCGACTGGCTTGAAACCTGCAACCGAGTATTCGCACGATGAACCTGATACCCGACAATATCGACTTCTCCGCGTACATGGATGAGCCTGAGCAGCACCGCATCATCCCTGCGTCCGCTTTCCTCGATGAGGTGACGGCGCTGTTCTACCCGCCTGCCGACCTGCCGAAATTTCCCACTATGCTGTGGCAGAAGGCTAAGGACAAGATCGAGTTCCGCCCGGGTGAAGTGTCGCTGTGGGCTGGTGTGAACGGCCACGGCAAGTCCATGTTCCTGTCCCAAGTCGGCCTTGACCTGTGCCACCAGGGCGAGCGCGTGATGAATGCCTCGTTCGAGATGACCGCCCCGCGCCAGATGCAGCGCATGTGCCGCCAAGCCTTTGCTGGTGACCAGCCGTCGATCCCGTTCATGTCGGATCTGCACCGCTGGACCGACAACCGCCTGTGGATTTACGACCACATGGGCGCAATCGATTGGAAGCGTCTGATGGCCGTGCTCCGCTACGCGCAGAAGAACTTCGGCATCTCTCAGTTCGTGGTCGACAGCCTCATGAAGTGCGTGCGCGGCGAAGACGACTACAACGGCCAAAAGGACTTCGTGAACGACCTGTGCAGCTTTGCCCAAGCCAACCGCGTCCACGTCCACCTCGTGCACCACGTCCGCAAAGGCGAGAGCGAGCACAAGGCCCCGGGCAAGTTCGACATCCGCGGCGCCAGCTCGATCACTGACCTCGTGGACAACGTGTTCATCGTCTGGCGTAACAAGCGCGCCAAGGAGCAGGAAAACGGCGAGCCTACCTGCGTCGTCGCGTGCGAAAAGCAGCGGCACGGCGAGTGGGAAGGAAAGCTTGGATTTTGGTTCGACGAGGCTTCGCAGCAGTACTTGGAGCGGATTGACGCACAGCCCATGCGCTACAGCCTGAGGACGTCCAAGCAGCCATGAGCCGCGATCCCCTGCCCTGCTTTCTGTGTCGTCGCTTCGATACCTCCCGCAGCTACTGCGACGGCTACGAGAGGATCCTGCGCTACGACGACACCAACGAAGCCTGCGTTTTGTGGAATCGGGCGCTGGACGAGGCAGCAAGAAGGAAGTGGGCAGAACGACAGGAGAAAGCATGAGTTACGAAAAAGTCATCATCGGAGACGCTACGCTGTATCGCGGCGATTGCGTGGATATCCTTCCTCTGATCGGCAGGGTCGACGCGGTGATTACCGACCCGCCGTATGGCATCAACGAGAACAGCAAGAAGGTAGCGAGCCGCAAGAACGCCGCAGCCGCGAAGGACTACGGCCAGTTTGACTGGGACAAGGAGCCACCGAAACCGGAGACCGTCAACGCCATCCGAGCGATGAGCCAATGGCAGGCTCTCTTCGGCGGGAACTACTTCGCGCTCCCGCCTACGTCCTGCTGGCTCGTATGGGACAAACTCAACTCAGGCGATTTCGCTGACTGCGAGTTGGCGTGGACGAACTGGCCGAAAGCCGTGCGGCGCATTCAGTGGCGATGGAACGGCATGATCCGCCAAGGAAATGAAGAGCGGTTTCACCCGACTCAGAAGCCGCTTGAGGTCATGAAGTGGGTGATTGATCTTTGCCCAAAGGCCGATACCGTGTTTGATCCGTTCATGGGCAGCGGCACAACCGGGGTTGCCGCGATCCAGATGGGCCGCAAATTCATCGGCATCGAGCGCGATGAGCGCTACTTCGAAATCGCCTGCAGGCGTATCGAGCAAGCCGTCGCTCAAGGCCAGTTATTCGCGCCAGAACCCACAAAGCAAACGCAAGAGTCGCTATTCGCATAAAGCCAGCACAGGAGACGACACCATGACAAAACAGCAATACCAGCTCGAAGCCATCGCCGGCCTGCAATTCGCCCTGCTCATGCTCCGCCTTGGCGTGCGGATGAGGGCTTGACGAGACCATTTCGCGCGAGAGCGCAGGGAGAGATTGACGATGAAGCAATACACACGGATCACGGTGCTCTCGCAATATCGCGAGCCCGGCGTCAAGGACAAGATGGCGAACTGCATTTGCCATTGCGGGAAGCACTTCGCCGCGTCGTATTCGAAGATCAAGTTGGGTCAGACGCGTTCCTGCGGTTGCCAGCGGCCTGCAGTCACGATCCGTAGGCTCACAACTCATGGCCTACGCAACACGCGCGAGTACAAGGTCTGGTGCGCCATGCGCGATCGCTGCACCAACCCCAGGGCGACACATTACGCGGACTATGGCGGCCGTGGCATCACGGTCTGCGAGCGCTGGATGCACTCGGTCGAGAACTTCATTGCCGACATGGGGCTGTGCCCCGATGGCCTCACGCTCGATCGCATCGACGTGAACGGCAACTACGAGCCGGGCAACTGCCGCTGGGCGACCACCACGGAGCAGGCGCGCAATCGCCGCGATTCGATTCGCGTTGAGTATTGCGGCAAGACGATGCACCTGGCCGATGTGGCCGAAGCGACCGGCGTGCCCTACAAACGCCTGCTGTACCGCGTGAAGCGCGGCATGGCAGCAGATGACGCCGTGCGCCTGTACCAGCCGAATTAACCACCACCCCGCCCGCTCGCCGGGCGGCAACAACGACACGGGAGAGACTGAAACATGGCAGCAGCAGACTACAAACTTTGCGACGTATGCGGAGGCAAAGCTTTCTACGACTCGAACCTCTGCTATGAGGATGCGCACGACGCGCCATATAGCCCACCATTCCGCGTCGCCGGCGAGGACCAGCCACACGGCTATAGCCTTGGCTATCTTGGAGACTGGGCCGTGCTGTGCACCGAGTGCGCAAAAACGCATAGGACTGCCATCCTGCCAATGGGTGCAACTACCGTGCCCGTTGTGACAATCATGGGCGACGGCGCAGTCGAGGAGCGCATCAAGACCCTGATGGCGAACATCGGCATGCCCGACAGTACGTCGCTTTATACGGCGATGAAGCAGTTGCAGAACGAGATCGAGCAAGGCATCAAAGTCATACCGGTTGGCGAGGCTCAGCCATGACCCTCACCCGCTCGCCTCTCAAGCGCAAGGCTCCGCTCGGCCAGCGTGGGCCGATACTCAAGTCGACGCCCACGTTCAGGCAGAGGAAGTGCAGCGTCTGCACCGCGCCGTTCAAGCCACAGCGCATGGGGCAGCGGGTGTGCTCGCCGGCCTGCGCTGCGGTGCAAGGGAAGCGGGACAGCGAGAAGCAGGAGCGCAAGGCCGACCGTGAGCGTAAGCAGGCGCTCAAGACGAAGGGCGAATGGATCGCTGAAGTGCAAGCGCTATTCAACCAATTCGTGCGCCTGCGGGATCAACTCGCCAGCCATGCCTGCATCAGCAGCGGTCGCCCGCTTGACTGGTCTGGCAACGCTGTCGACGCCGGCCACTTCCGCAGCGTGGGCAGCGCTCCGCACCTGAGATTCCACGAGGACAACTGTCACGCACAGAGCAAGCACGACAACCAGTACAAGTCGGGCAACGCAGTCGATTACCGCCTTGGCCTGATCGCCCGCATTGGCCTCGCCCGGGTAGAAGCCCTGGAAGCTGACAACACCCCCCGTCACTACACGATCGAAGACCTCAAGCAGATTAAGGCCACGTACAAGGCCAAATTGAAAGCACTGAAGGAGGCAGCCTAATGTTCGGCAATCCAATTTTTGGCGTCGCCATGGCTCAAGCCATCGCAAGCGCTCATAGGCAAGTGCAGGAAGATCAGCGCCGCGCATACGCTGCTGCAGACCCTGACGTTATCGACGTCGAGGCGCGCGTGATCGATGACATGCCGGCGCTCCCTGCGCCTACCAATGGAGACCAGCCATGACCGAATCTGATTTCCCCTTCGCTGCACTCCTCCTCCTGACATTCTTCGCCGGCTTTGCGGCTGCTATCTGGCTGGCGATCACGTTTGATCAGGGCGCGCGCGAGATCGCAGAAAAGAAGGATGAAACGGAGCATCCATGACGGGGCAAAAGAACGACTCCATGCCCATCAAGAAGCTACTCGCCGAATGGGCACGCTATCACATCGATCACGCTGAGCAAGTACCTGGCGACATAAAGCGCGTGGCTGAGGAAATAAGCCGACTTAATCCGAAGTCTGTGCGTGTCTTGGAATTGCAATATTGCGATCCTCGCCCGCAGAAGGTGAAAGGCGCACTCGTGAATATGTCGCGAGAGATGTTCTCGGCACATCTACGATGGTGCCACGAACAGTTGTCTTTTGCCTTGCGACTAAATGCAATGTGATCACAATTTAAAGCTCGCCTCTATATCCCTCTATCGCTACCATTAAAACTGTGGGCCATTGCGCCTTAATCAGTTTTAATCGGGGTGAACATGAGCGGTCTCGGTAAAGGTCAAGAGGGTAATCCTAAATACGCGGCCAGCTGCGCCCGCGAATCGCGCGATGCAAAAGCAGGCTCGTTTCGTGGCGGCACTCCGCCGAGTGGTCCGAAGCCGGAGCCGGTACGCCTGAATGGCGTTCGTGCGCCGAAAGATCGTGGTTTGAGCAAATAAGGAGCGGCCATGACTAAATATTTCGGCGTGGCCTCCTCTGACCTCGGCACCCTCGTTACTTCCTCTGTCCCTGTTGGCTCGGCTGTCTCTTTGACGTCCAATACCGCAGCAAACGTCACCTCCATCACGTTGACCGCTGGCGACTGGGATATCTCCGGCGTTATCGACTTCAATCCTGCTGCAACTACCAGCGTGACCAACATTACTGCTGGCGTATCTCTGACTAGCGCAACGCTGGCAGCACAAACAGGCGGTAGCGGCCTTGGCACTGATCCGACCATGGCATGGAACCAAGCGGCATCTGTTCCTGCTGCAGTGATGGCGATGGAAGTCCCAGCGGTACGCCTGTCGATTACGGCGACGACCACAGTTTATCTGGTTGCCAAATCCACGTTCACGGTATCGACCATGACGGCATACGGCACGATCCGCGCAAATCGTGTTGGGGCGCCTGCTTAATCATGGCTGAGCTCAAAGCTAAAGCGCGCAACAAGCTGCCGAAATCCGAATTCGGTATGCCGGGTGAGCGCAAATACCCGATGCCGGACCGTAAACATGCCGCCAATGCGAAATCGCGTGCAAGCCAAATGGAAAAGGCTGGGAAGCTGAGCGAGAGTTCAAAAGCCAAGATCGATGCTAAGGCCAATAAGGTCTTGGGCAAGAAGAAGTAATTAACTGAAAGCAACATTAAGCAATGCCATTCGAAAAAGGTAAATCGGGCAATCCAGGCGGTCGCGTAAAGCGCACGCAGGAGGAGCTCGACCTTATCGACGCGTGCAAGAAGCGGACGCCGGATGCACTGAATGTAATTGGCTCGATCATGGAGCATGGCGAGAACGAGCGTAACCGCCTCTCTGCCGCGCAATACATCATCGACCGGGCATATGGCAAGGCTGTGCAGCAGACGGAATTGACGGGCAAGGGCGGCGAAGATTTCACCATCCAGATTGTCAGGTTCAGCGGCCATGACGACAGTCAAACTGCCCAATAACTGGAAGCCACGTCACTACCAGCGCGCCGCATGGGATTACCTGGAGCGTGGTGGACGGCACACAGAGATCGTCTGGCACCGCAGGAGTGGCAAGGACGAGTTGGGGTTGCACTGGACGGCTGTAGCTGCCTTTCAGCGTGTTGGGACGTACTGGTACTTGCTTCCGATGGCATCGCAGGCTAGGAAAGCCATCTGGAACGCTATCAATCCTCACACGGGTAAAAAGCGGATTGACGAAGCATTCCCCGAGGCTATCCGCAAGCGCAAGAACGACCAAGAGATGTACATCGAATTCGTTAATGGGAGCACGTGGCAAGTGGTTGGATCGGACAACTTCAACTCGTTGGTTGGCTCGCCTCCGATTGGCCTCGTGTACTCGGAATGGGCGGTGTCCAACCCTGCTGCTAAGGCGTATCTGCGCCCGATCCTCGCTGAGAACGGTGGCTGGCAGATCTTCAACACCACGCCGCGCGGGAAGAACCACGCATACCGCACGCTCCAGGGTGCCAAGAACGATCCGAATGCATTCGCCCAGGTTCTCACTGCTCGCGACACTGGCGTGCTCACCGAAGAGCAGTTGAGCCATCTGCTAGCCGAGTACATCACGGACTATGGCGAGACGCTGGGCACTGCCTACTTCGAGCAGGAGTTCCTGTGCAGCTTTGAGACGCCTGTGATGGGTGCTGTCTACGCGAAGGAGCTGCGCGAGTCTGCCGATCGCATCCGCACGGTTCCATACGACCCGACGAAGCCTGTCCACATCTTCTGGGACTTGGGCCGGGCCGACAAGACAGCTATCTGGTTCGCTCAACTTGCTCCGTTTGAGTATCGCGTCATCGACTACATGGAAGGCGTCGGCAAGCACATTGGCGAATACATCGTTGATCTGCAAGCCAAACGTTACGCCTATGGTGATTGTTGGCTGCCGCACGACGCGAACAACGAACTGTTGGCGGCTGAACGCACGGTCGCCCAGCAGCTGCGCACGGCTGGCTTCAAGACGCGCACGGTTCCCAAGACCTCCGTGGACACGCGCATCGAGGCCGCACGCCTGATCCTGCCGCTGTGCTACTTCGACGAGCACAAGACTGAGTTGGGCTTGGATGCCCTGCGCAACTACCGCTATCGCGTCGACGAAGAGACGAAGCAGTTCAGCAACGAGCCCTTGCATGACTGGGCCTCGCACGCTTCGGATGCATTCGGCTACATGGCTATCGCGTTGAAGGAAGCGAAGCAGAAGCCGGAGCACAAGATCAACAAGCCTCGTTTGGCTATGCCTGGGCGTGTGACGCCTGGGTACTGGATGTGACCATGGCTGAGCGTAGCAAGGACATCGTTGCTCGCGCCCATAAGCGCTTCAAGCTTTGCATCGAGTGGGAGCAGGACACGCGCCAGCGCTTCAAGGATGACATCCGTTTCCTGTTCGCCGACTCTGACAATCAGGAGCAGTGGAACGCCGCGGTGCGTGCACGACGGCAGATCCAAGACCAGCCAATGGTCACGATCAACAAGACACACACGCACTGGCTACACGTGGTCAACGAGGGCAAGGAGAACAAGCCGTCCGTCGTCGTGCATCCAACAGGCGATCAGGCCACGTATGAGGCCGCGCAGATCATCGAAGGCATCGTGCGGCACATCGAGTACATCTCGGACGCACAGACGGCCTATGACAAGGCTAGCGAGTTCCAAGTGGGCGGCGGCATCGGCTACTGGCGCATCGTCACGGACTACGCGGACGAGAACGGCTTTGACCAAGAGATTTACATCCGCCAGATCCCCGACCCGCTGTCGGTCTACCTCGATCCGCACATCAAGACGGTAGACGGCTCAGATGCGCGTTTCGGTTTCGTGTTCGATGACATGCCGCGTGATAAGGCAGAAGCGAAGTTCGGCACGGTGCTGGACAAGCAGACGTTCGGTGATGGTGCGCTGTCGTGGAACCGCAAGGACGTAGTTCGTGTTGCTGAGTACTACGAGGTCATCGAGTCGAAGGAGTGGCTGTACGCTGTAGAGGGCGATAACGGTATCGAGTACGTACGCGAATCCGAGCTGCCCGATGAAGCACGCCCTATGCTCAAAGCAGCGTTCGAACAGGGCAACGCACAGCGCCGTCGAGTCGACAAGCGCACGGTGATGCATTACCTGATCGTGGGCGACAAGATCGTCGAGTCGAGCACGTGGGCAGGCAAGTACATCCCGATCATCCGCGTCCCGGGCGAAGAGATCGTCATGGAAGGCCGGCTCGATCGCAAGGGGCTCGTGCGCTATCTGAAGGATGCGCAACGCGCCTACAACTACAACGCATCTGCTGCGCTGGAGTTCGGTGCGCTGCAAAGTAAATCTCCGTACATGGCACCAGTGGAGGCCATCGAGGGCTTGGAGAACTACTGGGCCACTGCCAACACGCAGAACCACGCGTATCTGCCGTACAACCACGCGGACGAGCAAGGCAACGCGATTCCCTCGCCTGAGCGTCAGCAGCCGCCCTCCTCGGCTCCTGTGTTCATGGATGGGATGCAGGCTGCTGAGCGTGAGTTGATGATGGCCTCCGGCCAGTACGAAGCGACGTTCAGCGAGCAGGGTAACGAGATCTCGGGCGTGTCGATCGAGCGCCGGCAGAAACAGGGCTCGCGTGTCACGTTCCACTTTGTGGACAACCTGTCGAAGGCCATCCGCTTCACCGGCAAGCAGATCATCGACCTGATCCCGAAGATCTACGACACCAAACGCATCATTCGTATTCTTGCTGAAGACGGCGAGGAACAGCAGATCCAGATTGATCCGACACAGAAAGTGCCACTGCAGCAGAACAAGGACGAGGGGGAAGCGAAAGTTGCTGCCATCTTCAACCCTAACGTCGGCAAATATGACGTCGTGGCGAAGGCTGGCCCGAACTTCGAGACGCGCCGTGAAGATGCATTCAACGCGATGACTCAACTTCTGGCATCCGCTCCTGAACTCGCACAGGTGATCGGCGATCTATACATGGGCAATGCTGACTTCCCTGCTGCCGACAAGCTGCAAGAGCGCATGCGCAACTGGATACCGAAGGCGATCCTGGGCGAAGGCCCGTCGCCGGAAGAACAACAACTCCAACAGCAGCTGCAACAGGCCATGCAGGTTATCCAACACTTGCAGCAGGAATTGCAGGACAAGACCAAGGCACAGGAGATGGAGAAGCAGCGTCTCGACATGGACGCACTGAACCATCTTGCTCTGCGCATGGAGAACGACAAGGAAACCATCGTTCAGGCGTTCAAGGCTGAGACGGACCGTCTGAAGGCATTGATAGGCGGCCTAAGTGAGGAACAAGCTAGCGCGATCATCAGCCGCACGGTGAAAGAGATGCTGTCCGCTCCGAACCCTGCGCAGAACCTGTCGCAAGAGACGATGGACCCAGATGCAGCGTACGAAGCCGGGATGAACACCGTGCTCGCACCAGTTTGACCGCCCCAAGGAGCATAAAAAATGGAAGAAATCCAGACGCCGCCGCAAGAAGTCTTGGCCCCGCAAGAGCCGCAAGTTGTAACGCCTCCTCCGGCAGACGAGGAGGCGCCACAAGAGCCTAAATCTGGCCCTGCGGACTGGGCACTTCGCCGCATCGCTGAAATCACGGCAAAGCGCCGTGAAGCCGAGGCCGAAGCAGCTCGCTGGAAGGAGCAATACGAACGCGCGCAGGCTCTTGTACCGGCCGATCAGCAACAGCATCAGCCGCAGCAGAACGTCGACCAGCTTGCGCGGGCGTATGCCGAGAACATGCGTGCGCAAGAACGTGAGCAAGAGCGCTTGGTGAGCATCGAACAGGCAGGCCGTAAGGAATTTGGCACCGAGTTTGATACCGCTGTCGCCAACCTGAATGCCGCGGGCGTGGGCGGCCCTGAGTTCCTGCGAGTGATCGCTGAAATTCCGAACGCCGAGAAGGTAGTTGCATGGCTGGGGAAGCATGACAACCTCGGCGAAGCGGTCCGCATCGCAGGTCTGAGCCCGATCCAGATGGGTATCGAGATGACCAAGCTGTCCACGAAGGCAGCGAAGGAGATGACGAAGCAAATTTCGAAGGCTCCCGCACCGATTCAGGCCATCGAGGGCGGTTCTTCGGGCTCCGACACGGTTGAACCGGCTGTCGGCTCGAAAGAATGGTTCGCGTGGAGGAACCAGAACGCACGTAAGCGCCGGTAAATCGCAGTACTAGCAGTACCTACCTGACATCAGGGGTAAGTAGGCAGAGGCAAGCCGTTAATTGCCGCATGGCCCGTTAAGCAGTCTCCGCAGGGCAGAGACGAAACGCGAGAAATCGCATTTTTCTTTGCCTTAACGGAGATTTTCATGGCTAACAGCCTACTTACCATCAACATGATCACCAACGAGGCGGTGCGTCTGTTCTCGCAGACCAACGCCTTCCTCCGCACCGTCAACAAGCAGTACGACGACCAATTCGCACGCGATGGCGCCAAGATCGGTAACACCCTGCGTATCCGCCTGCCGAATGACTACGTGGTCAACACGGGCCCGGCGATCACGCCGCAGGGCACCAACGAGCAGAACACCACGCTGACCGTCGCGACACAGAAAAACGTGCCGGTGTCCTTCGGCACGGCCGAACGTACGATGTCCCTGGACGACTACAGCGAGCGCATTCTGGCGCCGGCTGTGAACCGCCTGGCTGCTTCCGTTGCTTCGGACCTCATGAACGTGGCCAACGCTTCGTCCAACATCGCGCCGAAGATCACTGGTGGCAACCTCGTCTCGCCGGATGCAACGACGTGGCTGCAAGCAGGTGCGATCCTCGATCAGACGCTGTCGCCGCGCACCGATCGCAAGATCATCATGGACCCGCTCACCCAAGCGCGCACCGTGGGCTCCCTGACCGGCCTGTTCAACCCACAGCGCAAGATCAGCGACCAGTATGAGTCGGGCATGATCACCACCGACACGCTGGGATTCGACTGGATGATGGACCAGACCACGAAGGTCCACACGGTCGGTACGTTCACTGCCGGTACTGTCAACGGCGCCGGCCAGACTGGCAACACGCTGACCGTCAACGCCATCACCGGCACGCTGAAACAGGGCGACATCATCACGCTGCAAAACGTGGACGCCATCAACCGCCTGACTGGCGATGATCTGGGCGCGCTGCAACAGTTCGTGGTGACTGCCGATGTGGCCTCGGGTGCGACTTCGATCCCGATCTATCCGGCCATCGTCCCGGCGCCGGCTGCATTCAACACCGTCACTGCTTCGCCGGCCAATGGCGCGACGATTTCGCTCGTCATGACCGCTGGTTCGAAGTATCGCCAGAACCTCGCGTACTACCCGGAAGCCTTCACCCTGGCGACCGCCGACCTGGTCATGCCGACGTCGGGTGTCGTCGAATCGGCTCGTGCGGAGTTCGATGGTGTCGCGATGCGGATGATCACCGCGTACGACGTGATGTCGGATAATTTGATCACTAGGATGGATATACTGTACGGCTTCGCGGCGATCCGTCCGGAGTGGGCAGTCATCGTTCCGGACGTGCTGTAACGCTTTTCTCCTGGGGTACTTGGGCCGGTCTAGGCCGGTCCTTTTTTAAAACTTAGTGAGGAAGTGATGCATTCGAACATGCGTAATTTCAAGGCTGAATACGTCTTCCACGAATTCCCGAAGTGGATCGAGTTGGCGAATGGCGAAAAGATCCTCGTGCATAACGCTGACGAGGAGGCAGCGGCGGTCGGTCCGGAAGAAACCCCGGGACGCGAGGCGCTTTTCGAAGAGGCTCGTGCCCTTGGTCTGAATCCACATCACCGCACCGGCGAAGAGAAGCTCGTGCAGATGATCAAAGAAGCGCGGGGTGAGTGATGGCGACGTTTAACAACAGCGCAGCATACTCGATCCTGAGCACACAGAAGGGGACGTACTACGTTCAAAGTGGGCACTACTTTTCGCCGACGACTTTCGTGGATCTTGGCACGACTGCGCCAACCGACTACCAGTCGCTGAGTAGCGAGCGGTCTGATTCAGTGAGAATCAGCGGTGGCTTGTTGGATGGAGTGACGATTGGCCCGAATTCCACCAGCAGTGCAGGATCGTCAGGTGCGACGATCACCAATCCTACGCTTACCGGCGGCACGATCGACAACACGCCAATCGGCCAGTCGACGCCGGCCGCCGGCGCTTTCACGACGCTGAATTCGACGAGCGCGAACATTCTCGGCCCGCTGATTGGGGAAGGCGTCAGTTCCTCAGCGAATGCTCAAGCTCCCAGCCCGACGAATAGCGGCATCGCGTGGGGCAGCTCACCAACGTGGGCGATGCAAAGCTTTTACGATCAGTCGAACTCGGCGAACAATCGCGCGGCTGACATGCTGTTTATCAGCGGTTCAATCAAATTCCGGTTTGCGAACGACGCTCGGAATGCGTTTCTCGACGTGCTCTCCATCACGGGCGGTCAAGCAAGCGGCGTTACTGGCATCACGAGCACGAGCGGAGCCGGCACGTGGGCGCATACAGGCAACCTGACCGTCACCAACTACGTCGGCAGCCTGGACACTGGCTCTCTTCCTGGCTTCTCTGGTAGCTCTGGCGCGTTTCTGTACGCAGGCAATGGTTTCGAGAGCCTGATGCTGCAGCGTATCGGCAATGCGGCTGGTGATCGCCGCGCGTATGTCGGCTTTTCTGGTCCCGGCATCGCACTCGGTTTCTTCAACGACCAGACTGGAACGCAGACACCCGCGATCACGGTGGCAGGCGGCGCGGCAAGCGGAATCAGCGGCATCACGTCCACTAGTGGCACTGGCTCATGGGCTCACACGGGCGCATTCAGTGCGACGGGCACCATTACGCCATCGACTACGAACGGAGTAGTCGGCACTACGCTCGCTGATAATGCTAACGCTGGCAGCATCGGTGAAGTCATTACGAATACTGGCACGAATGTGTCCCTTACCACAGCGGTATCTGCCAACGTTACCTCGGTAACCCTGACGGCCGGCGACTGGGATGTAAATGGGTCTATTGCATTTAATGGCACATCGTCCACGTCGACAAGTCGTGTCGTTGGCGGCTTGAGCACAGTAAGTGCCACGTTGCCGGCTCAGCCGTATTACTACCAGCACCAATACGGGGTTGGGGGCTTTACTAGTGCTACGCTGCCCAATGGCTCCGTTCCGATGCAACGTATTAACGTGAGCACTATAACGACCGTCTATCTGGTCGCTCAAGCCACATTCACGGCAAGTACTGAAACGGCAACGGGCGTCATTATCGCTCGTCGCGCACGGTAGGGACGTCGAATTATGAGTTCGCCTGTCCCAACTACACCGTCCGATCTGATCACGCTCGCGCTTAAAACCGCGAACGTGCTCGGTGTCGGCCAGACGGCCAGCGCAGAGGATATGAACGATGCGTTCAACCTGCTGAAC